CTAATAGTACGTCAACATTTAGGTTGCTGTCTATAACATCTGGTAGATATTCTATTAAGGTTTTAGTAGGGATTTCATCAGCATCAATTTGAAAAATATAATCTCCATTACAAAAACTGGTTAATTTGTTTTTCCAATCAGCAAAATGGTTATTGAATTTATCTTTATACCAAGCAAACTCACCATTTATAGAATGAGTTCGCAGAAAATTTTCTACTTCGGGATCACCATTTACTTCATCATATAAAACCACAATGTTATCTTGTTGTCGTTTATGTTGAAGTAAAAAATTTACTAAACGTTGAATTTCTAAAAATTCATTACAAACTGTAATAGCATAACTTATTTTCATAGATTTTAATTTGGTAGGATCCCAATATACGAAAGAGCTTCAATATAATCACGCTCTTTAAAAAGTTGCATATTTTTCATATCCATTTTGAATTTCATGAATTCCCCTGGTTTACCTGGGATTGGATGGTTTTTCTGTTCTTTTTTAGGAATTTTGATTGCTTTAACAGCTGCCCATTTCCAGTTGGAAGCATTTTGACCATTAGCAAAAATCATACCTTGTTCAGGGTTATTGATAGTATTTGGTAACCAAATTAAACCTGTTTTTAGATCTTTCCAAGCTAAATCTTTATATAACTCAGGTAGTGTTTCCATTTGCTGCATATAAAATTCATGATCCTCAGTCATAAATGAGTTTGTCCAAAAACCACAAGATAAACTCATGTAGTTATAAATTTCAGGGGCAACTTGTACTTTATAGCACAAGTCACCTCCTGATTTAGGACAATTAATGATTTCTTCGTGTTGCATTATTGTTCTAATTTTTTAAGTTTAGGTAATTGAAGTTTAGGTAATTGAATTTGGGATGTTGAAGATTCACCTACTTTTTTTAATTTAGGTAATTGAAGTTGTACCTGTTTTGGGAATTCAGGGATTTTTTCCTCAAATAATTTACCTAATTTTTCTTTCATTGCTTCAAATGAAAATTTAGTACGTGAATAAAAACCTTGTCGTTTTGCTTTTTCAGCATATCCTTTATAATTTTCAAATACGTCTTTCAAATAATGACCTACATGACCTGTATCTACAGAAAACCATTGTGCCTCTTGCATTAACATACCATTTGCAGCTGATGGGTGTACATTTGTAAGTTCACCTGGAAGTAGAGTAACAAATTCTGGGTTTAAGTAGTCTATATGGCCACTCCAATTAGTAGTGATAATTGGTTTATTTACTAGAGAGAATTCAAGTAACGGGCGACCAAATCCTTCACCTTTAGTTAAACTAACCATAGCTTTTACTTTAGAGTGATTGTAAATTTGATTCATTTCCTCATCTGTAAATTCACCATGGAGTAAATAAACATTTGGAACATTATTTGATTTTACAGTACCTCGAATTGCTTGGATACGTTTAATTAGTTCATCTCGATCCATGTAAGAAGAACCTACTGTTGATGTTTTTAAGATAAGTGCAGGTTTCTTTGATTTGTTTTTAAACGTTTCATAAAACGCTTTAATTAACAAACCTACATTTTTTCTATCTTCACCTAATGCTCCATTAATCCAATGTCCTACAAATAAATAAGCAAATTCTTCTTTTACATTAGATAAATCAAATGTTGATTTAATTGGTTTATAAACATCTATGTTTGCACCTTCAAATATTACTTCACCATTTTCTCCTTTCCATTCAACTACTCCTACTGGTTGGTTGGTCTTTTGGTCACGTTTTTCAAATTTACTTTCTTTAAGTACTTTGATTGTATGTTCTGAGGAACCTAGAATTAAATTCATACGTCCACAACCTTCAACCCACTCAGCAGGTGCGATTGTAGTCTCAATTCCAGCTGTACATCCAATATTATATTTTCCTATTGGTTGAAATTCATTTGGAACTGTAATTTGCATCCAAATTTCAGGTTGTGCTGGTAATTGGGGAGATTGGAGTAAATGGGGGATTAAAAATGCCCATTCTGGATGGTCTTTAATAAATCCAAATGGGGTATTTCCCCAACGTTGTGAAAGGATTTTTACATCATATTTATCCATTTCAATAATCGCTTTAACGATATCGCGAGAACGTGCTCCATATCCACTATAAGTGTCGATTGGGCAACTAATTACAAATCCTGGTTTGCTCATAACTATTAATATACAAATTCGTGATCAATTGTGTCTTCTTTAACTTCATTAATGTTGATTAATTCATATTTTTCTCGTGGAGTCCACGTGTTAAATAATTGATCTATCGCATTAATTGCTTTTTCTCCCATAGATTCTGCTGTGAAACCTACTTCATTAACAGCCCAATAACGACCTGCTTTACCAAGACCATCTCGTATTTCTTTATCTAAAGCATATACCTCAGAAATTCGAGCAGCTGCATCTTCAGCGGTACATCTATCATCCCAAATATAAGGTGTTTTTGGAGAACCTTGAATTGAACGGTTTGTTGGGTAAACTGGAAACGCCCAACAACCATGGTTTTTGTAACGTCCTGTATGGTTAGAAGGGATTTCTGGGGATGGTGTGTACCAATTTCCATATTCGTCTTCAAAGCCCATTTGATCTTGCATACCACCTGTTACGTTGGCAATAATAACTGTTCCTGCAAGTATTGCCTCTGTCAATGATAATCCCCAACCTTCATTAGATGTTAATAAGATTTGAGCATCTGCAATATTATACAATTGGTTTAATTGTTTAGAATCTAATTTATTCTGGGAGAAATAAATTGCATTTGGGTAGTTTGGAAATAATACTTTTCTGACTGCTTCTAAATCTGTACCATGTTCACTAATAACTTCAGTATGCATTACCATAGCACATTTTTCGGCTTTTTCTTTAGGTAATGTATCTAAGAAAATTCTAAAAGCAAGCATTGTATCAGGAATTTGTTTGCGTCGAATATTTCTTGAATTAAAGAATACAACAAAATCTTTTTCTTTACCTCCAAATAATTGGTTTCTTAATTGTTCTAGTTCTTTTACTTCATCCTCTTTTTCAATTGGATAATAAATTTCATGATTCAAACCATGAGGAACATATTCAATTACTTTTTTCTTTGCTTTTTCACCTAAAACAAGCTCATTGATTAATTTAGTTTGTTTTGAAATTGCTAATAATGCATCACACGACTCATAAAATGCTTTATTATACAATGGAGCTGGGTAATCATCCCAAATATTCAAATAGATGATTGGAATTTGTTTTCTGATTTCGTTTTCGATTTGAAATAGCCATTCAAAATAACGTGGATCAGTAATTAACATAATTGCATCTGGTTTTTCCATTGCAATCAATTGTCTAATTAAATCAGGATTTCCATAACCATCTACTGGGTATAAAAATACAGATGAATCTGTTAAACCCGTGTTTGTGTTTGTATCTGAAGATAAATCGAATCGTTTACCTTTTTCGGGGTGATTAATTGCACCTGCAATATTTACCCAATTAAAATGTTGGGCTGTGTTTAAAACTAATTCACGTGCTACAGTCGCTACACCGGAGTGTACTCGAATGTCGTCGCAAATAAGCATGATTTTTTTCCGCTCGTTTTGCGGTAAGTACTTAAAACTTGAATTCATATAACTATATTTGTTTTAAATGTAAGAAATTACTCTGCTGTCTCCCAACTCAAATCACTATGATTGTGGATTTGTTTTCTAAAATCATCGCTTGTTAAATAAAGGTGGACAGCTCGTTCACTTAATTTTTGAAAGCTAAATTTTCGTTTAATGCATTCTACTTTAAATTGCTCAAACAGATCCTTGTCTAGTTTGACGCTTGTTAATTGTTGATTTTTTTCACTCATAAATTTTATTTTATTATTATCGGATATACATATATGAGGAGATCAGTAGGTCGCAGAACATAAATGAGTTTTGTAAAATGGACACCATTTACAATTTCCATTTAGTTTTGGTTGGTGGTCTACTTCTTTGTACCCATTGCGATCAAACGCACGTTCTATAAATTCATCGATTGATTTAGTGACTTTGTTTAGTTTTACTTTACCTGACGCAGGTTTGAATTGTTGTACACGTTTGATAACATAAGTATCACTTTCAAATATCTTACGTTTTACAATCATAAATTCAATATCAATATTTTCTATTGGAACATTGTATAATTCAGAGAAATATTTTTTGTAGACAATAAGTTGAGCTTGTTTGTTTTCGTCGGATTTCTCCTTTTTACCCCAACCTTGTCTACTTGTTTTGATATCTATGATTTTGATTTTGTTTGTTGGCTCATGATATAAAACAACATCCAAATAACCCTGGAATATTACATTGGCTAGTTTTGGATTGGGATGGAGTATAATTGGGATTTCACATCCAACTAAGTGCCATCCTCGTTTACCAAAGTAACGTTTTTTGTCTTTGGATAGTTCTCGGATGATTTCTACTCCGTCTTCATAGAACTCTCTCAATTCATCAGGGGATACAAAGTGTTGATTGTTGTTTGCTTTGTATTGTTTTTTGTATTCTTCACGGAGTTTTTCCTCTAGCATTTCAGAGGTGTTGATTTTGTCTGCTGCTGCATCACTTTGCTTATACATTACTGTAAGGTAATGTTGGAGTGTTTCGTGTAAAGCAGTTCCAAAAACAGTATGAATAGAGGAAGTAAATGCTTTATGTCCTTCTCTATATTGTAGTGACCATTTTTTAGGACACTCATTGAACATAGACATTTGAGAGTATGAAATAGACTTTTGAGTTGCATAGTCAATTTCGGGTAATTTTTTTTCTCTTATCTCTTTGAGTATAACAGGAGGTTTCTTTCTCATAACTTAAATTTAAAAAAAGAGCTTGGAAAAACCAAGCTCTCTTAATTTTTTGAAAATACCTTTGATAGCGGTGAAAAGTATTCTCTTGCTATAACTAGCAAACGGTCCTAAGCCGTTTTGTACTGGCTGATCAATTGTTCGTTTTGAGCGATCATTTTAAGATACTTGGCCAAATTTGTTCTATTGCGTTTTTTCTTGCCTTCTTTTTTTGCTTTAGCCATCTTACTTGATAATCCCCGCTCTAACTTGCATCATTCGAATCTCTTCAATATCTTCAGGAGTTCCAACAATAGAACTGTAATCGTCCATTGTTAATGTTTTTCCTGGAATGGATAGGCTAATAGCATTTTCTGTTACGCTATGGAGATCCATGTCGGATTGAGCATCTTCTCTAGCGTATTCGAGTAAACGAATAAATAGAGGAACATCTAATGTGATTGTGTCTCTTTGGTTCATTTTAGTAGTTATATTCTTCTTCTACTTCTTTACCTTCTTCCATTGATTTTTCAGCACCTAATGCTTTAGCTAAAGCAATCAAAGCACCTGCTGTAAGTGTGGTAATTGCTAAACCACCTGCAAATCCTGTACCTGTGGCTTGTCCTGCAATTAATGGAATAAGTGGAACTAACATTGATTTCATTAATCCACCACCTATATCACTAAAAGCATTAGCTAATTTTGTTTTAGTGTCTTCTTCAGCTTCATATAATGACTCGTCAAGTTTACCAGCTACATCTTTAACATTAGAAGTTGCCGTAACACCAATTTTAGCTAATTCAGCTCTTAATTTATCTTTTTCTTCATCAGATAATTTATCAACTGTTACTTCTAATTTATCTTCTACTGCAGCTGTAACTTTATCACCGATAGCTTCTACATTTTCAGCTTCGTTCAAATTATATTTTTGACCTAAAAAATATTCAAAAGCATCTTCGTAATCTGTTTTAGCGCGAGATGGGATTTGGTTAATAGCTCCAATTCCTACAATTCCACCAGCAACAAAATGCTCGTTAAGTGATTCATTTTTAGTTGGAAGTTCTTTTACATTAGGATACATCCTTTTAATTTTAAAAGCTATCGTCTCAGCAGCAGTAGACCATCCACCATGTGTTGGATCATATGGATCAATTGAAGAAGCCTGTTTCATGTATTCATCATAAAGTGTTTGTGCTTGTTCATCGGTTAAACCATCAAGTTCACTTTTTTCTACAGGTTCAGGTTTTTTATTTCCTTTTAGTTTACCTAAAAGGTTTTGAAAAATGCCTTCTTGCAATTTTTCTTTATATTGGCCCTCTGTAATTACACCAGCCAACATTTGCATACGTAAAGTTTCTTTATTCATTTTAAATTATTTTATTATAAATATTAGCCCTTTAGTATTCGTTCAAGTTTTTCCAAATATAATATGGCATCCATATGTTCTTGTTTAGCATGTTCGATCCAATCTAAAACACTTAAATCGTTTCTATCTAGATCAGTGCCATATTTTTCTTTTCCAAAGCGAGCTCTGCTTACAAATTGATCGATTACTGAATCAACAATAGAGTCTGTTTTATGAATTGATCTTGTTTGAAGGGGGTTGTTTGGGTCTGTTCCAAATGTTTCTCTGTTTGAGGTCATTTTTTTAATAACTTGGTTACTTCTTTATCCTCTATACCCATAGAGTACAACACTTGCCGTACACCATGTTCGCGTAAAAGGTCAATATACTCTTCTGCTTCGCCTAAACTACATTCAAAATGTTTTGCTACGTACTCTACCAACGTTGCAGGCTGTCTCTTTGTTCTTGACTTGACATATTTCAAGAACGTCTTTGCTTTTGGAATCATCTCTCTATAAATTAAATATGTTTGTTGTTTGTTCTCGTAGGGTAGAGTTTGAACAAAATTAGCTAATTCAACATAATTTATATTCATAGATACATATCGATGTATCATGTAAGAGTTCCATTTTTCCCATGAATCTTCCGAAATATTTTCAATGGGGGTTTTATAGAGGGTGATTTCATTCAACCACCCCCATATATCTTTTATTTGTTTCTTAGATGTCAAGGGCAATATCTTTATATTCTTCACGAATGTCTGGAGGGAGTGTATCTAAGATGATTTTTTTACTTTCCAAATCATAGAATACTGGGATTGGAATGAGTGAATCTTCATCTGCTCCAATTAAAAATTTAGATACTTTACGTAGGATAACTGCTTGTCCAAACAATTGTCCACCATCATGACCTGTTACTGCTGATGTGTTTTTAAAATCGATGTTTAATCTAGGTTGTTCTTGCATATTTAAAAGTTTTATATATTAATAAAGATAAGAAAAAGCTTGCTGGTAGACAAGCTTTTCTGTAAGAATATATTTAAATTGTTTTTTATTCGTCTTTTTCACACTTATTTACCTCCTCTAACAGTTTTAACATTTCCTCCTTTTTTCTTTATCATTTTATAAATTTTTTCGTTAGAATATTCTTTATCAATAGGGGTATCATGTAAAGATATATCTTGAACATTTAAATTATTAGGAATAGAAGAAATATTAGTACTCTTTATGTCAAGAAGTCCGTTAACGGTTAAATTATTAGGGAGAGATTCTATTGGGGTATTTTGTATGTTAAGATTTCCATTAACTGTTAAATTATCAGGTAAAGATTTAAGGGAAGAATACCATAAGTCAATATCACCTTCAACATTTAAATCTTCTGGGGTGAGGGATTTTGGGAATTGGAGGAGTTTGATTTCAATAGGAAACTTATATTTAGGATTCTTTGATGCTACAAATTCGAGCATATTAAGTATATTGGGGTCTTGGTATCTTAAAACAGAATCACCATTTTTATTTTGAAATTCATTCTTTTCATATGAAAATATATATCTTTCCTTACTTCCAGGTTTTGAAAAAATAAATAAGGGACCTTTTTCAATAAATTCGTCAAAATTTTCCTTCATACCTACATGTACACCGGGGGTTGGGTGTACCCAACCAAGGTCCGGGATAATATTTAATTCACGAGCAATAGCGTATAAATCTTTACGTCCTTTTGGCAATTCATATACATCAAACCCATTTACAGAACCTATATAAAATTCTTTTTTGTCAATAGAAGCAACATCTTTTTGTTGTTCTTCATCAGATGCTTCTTCTAATTTAGCTACATATTCACTTTCTGTAATGATCCCTGCTAGTTTTTGCATGTAAAGGAATTCTTTATTCATATCGTTTTTTATTTTATTATACATACTATAGTTTTGTTTTATCTTTTCTATATTCATAAAAGTCATGAATGAATCCTGCCGCAACAATTATATTCATTCCTAACGACATTATTACTTCATGTATATCAGCATAAACTGATGTCATCAAGTGGATATGACCGATTGTCCAGAAAGGTATGGCTAAATTTTGAGATACCCACGAAAGAGTATATTTTAGGAAATGTTTCATATTTTTTTATATTCCCAAATATATAAAGAAGAAGTATATTTTCCTAACTTATTGTTACTTCTTTTAGGAGATATATTTTTTTCATTAAATCGGCAACAATTATTAATCGCTGTATAGTTAATGTTAAGTGAATTCGATGCTTCCTTTGCTGTGTTCCATTCTTGGATTAAATTCCCTTTAAGATCTTTTTGAAGTACAGGTCTTCCAAAGGAATCTGAAGATGATTTACTAAGGTTGGATTTCCATTCTTCTGATTTGGAATGACCTTTCATAGATTGGCTGATAGAATTTTTATGGGATTCACTTAAGGGTATATTTTTGTGGGATCTTGCCATTTTATTTTTTGTTTCAATAGATAGAGGAGTATATTTTCTATTTTCCCATGCCCCATAAGCTTTATTAGTTCTGTTATAGAATTCTGAGTTAGATTTAGCGTTGTGTAATGTGAGCCAATATTCTTCTCGTTTCCAAAGTTCTTCTTTATTGGGGCAGGTTTCTAAAATTATTTTAGTAAAATTTTCTTTTCCATATTTTTTGATTGCTTTTTGTAAGTCAAATCCACTTCCTAAATATTTTGGGTTGTTTTTTACATCTTTTCCAATATATTTTTTTCCGTTTATATTGTTAGTAGTCATATATATAATCATAATAGCATTATTTAGTTGTCAATGTCAATTATAAATATATGAAAAGCCAAAAAATATTACATTTATTTTAAAATTTCTATGATTTTAGCTATGCAGGAAGCTATATTAATTTCTTTATCAATTCGAAAATTTGCTTGATAAAGATGCTCGTTTAATATAATTGCAACAGACCCTTCTTTTCCAGGTGCATATTTTGGAGCATATTCAAATAGTGAGCGATATAGTTCCTC